TGTGATTGCACTTTCTGATTCAAAGAATACAACACCAGAGTTTGGATTTTGGTCTAGGAAGTTTTTAACCATTCCCATAAGAAAGAAAGTTTTTCCTGTAGAACTTTCTCCAGCTAATGCTGTAATTTTGTTTTGTGGAAGTCCACCGTAAAGTGAACCAGAAAGTAAAGCATTAAATACATGAGAACCTGTATCTATAAAGTTTTCTACATCTCCTGCTTCTATACCTTCAGAAACTATTCCAGCATATTCATTTCCTGTATCTTTAATTATATCTTTCAAAAAGTCACTCATTATTATCTCCTGTTCTATCTCGTTTTAAATTTAAATTATCAAACATATCTGTGGTTGGTTGTGAATCACAGAATGGTAAGGGATTTTCTTTTTTCTTTTTTTTGAAAATCCTATCCCAATTATCTTCGAATACTTTTTTATCAACCTTTCTCGGTCTTTGTTTATCGCCTTTACCTGCCATTAAAAAAACTCCTCTAGTGTTCCTTGTGTTCCATAACTGTCATCAATCTGCCACTTTATAATCCTAGTAATAAATTTCAATGGTTCTACAAATGACTTTTCAAATTGCATATCATAATCTACTATGTTATGTAAGTTTAATTCTTCTGGTAACCTAGTCATAAATGATATAGAGGTTGATTGATATGTATTTGGTATCTTCATATGTAAAAATTTAATCTTATCCCCTTCTTGTATGTAAGGATATTTTCCTTGTAATTTCTTTTCTCTTAAAAGGTGATTATATAGTATTGCACCCTTACAATGTATTGGAGCACCTTTCTTAAATAGATTGTGTGATTCAGTCCATTTAGTTAACCCATTTACTGAACGAGGATAAGCAACCAGTTCTGGTTTTAATGTCATAAACTCTGTTCTAAAATCTTGTATAAAAGTATTTAATACTTTATCATTTTCGTTCATGATAATAGTTAATGCTTCTTTAATCTTTTCACGACACGCAGCTGGTGTAGATGACTTAACTGCTTCAACACCCATGATTTTTAATTTAGGTTCTTTATAACGAACACCTTCAACATCATGTGCATTTAAAATATATCTTTTCTTTGCAACCCAAATACCTTTATCTGCAATTACTTCTCTTTTCATTTGCATCTTTTGTTCATATGCATTTACATAGTCAGCGAGGTCTTGATAACTTTTATCAATAAAAGGTTCAATCTTCTCTTTAGCAACTCTGTCCAAAAACTCCACGATTTTCTTTTTATCTGTGTCTGGTACGAAGACTTTACTAACCAACTTATCAAATGTGATATACACCGAATCCGTATCACTCGCAATGATGTAGTCTTCGTCTTTGGTATCAAGTATTTTATTAAGATACTGATTAAGAGTGTGCTCAATATGACGAATAGCAAGTTGCCCACTTGTAGTAATCGCCTCGGCAACCAAAATATTGTAATACCTAAACCACACATTGCCGATAGCACCATATGCACTATTGAGAGAAATCTTTTTAGCCATCTGGATATTATTGAACTTAGATATATCCCTAAGTAATTTTGGGTCTTTTGTTTTTTCATAATCTTTTTGTGCCTCAAGCATTAATTGTTTGAACTTAACTCTATCATCATACATCTTTTGCATGAGTTCTGGTAAAAAACCTTTTTGTGTTGTTTTAAACAAAGCACCATTTGGTGTCATTGTTGCATCTTTTAATACTGAAGTATCTACTTCTCTATTTAACATCTTTTCAACTGACATATTTTTGACTGCTTTATCTGCAACTAATGTTTCTGGTGAAATATTATACTGCATAATCAGATGTGGATATAGTGAGTTTAAATCAAAAGACATTACCCATTTATGTAAACCAACTTGTGGGTCTTTTACATATGCACCTTCAAACTTTTCACTCTTTTCTCTTTGAATCTTTTGTGGGATAACTATATTTTTCTTTCTAAGTTCATTATAGATTAGTATATCCCAATACTTAACTGAACCAAGCACATCCATATAATTTACTTTTGCATCATATGCCATAGTCAAACATAGTTCAATCAATCTCATTTTGTCTTCTAGTCTATCAACAATCTCTACATCTTGTATGTTGTAATCAATAAACGATTGAAAGTCCTTTAAGTACCATTCTCGGAATGTTTCGTATGGATTGTCATCCTTAGACTCTCCTAACTCTACATGTGCTATATGGTCAAGTCTGTAACTCTCACGATTGGTATATGTGAACTTCCTATACAAGTCGTAATAATCTAAATGTGATACACCGAGTATATCATAAACTTGTTGTTTTTTACCCATCTTGAAAACTTGTCTATCTGATACATTACCCCAAGGCGAAAGTCTATTGATTTCTTTTGAATCATATAAATTCTTAATACGATTACAGATATATGGTATATCAAAAAATTCTGTATTCCATCCTGTAACAACATCTGGTTGATTCTTTTCCCAAAAAGTTAAAAATTCTTGAATTAACATTTTTTCTGAATCACATTTTACATAAGTTACATCATCTCTTGTATTGTTATATTCACCCACACCCCAAACTAATATGTGTTTGTTTTGATGATTCTTAATTGTAATTGATAATAGTGGTTCTATTGCTTCTTCTGGATTTGGGAATCCATTTTCACAAGCAACTTCTATATCAATTGTTACTACAAGAATTTTATCAACATCCCACTTTACAAAACTAGGATATTCATCTGCAATATAATTATATTGGAATGTAGTATTACCATAGATAAGATGTGGTTGACCTTCATAAGATTTCAACCATTCTTTTGCCTCTTTGATTGTATCGTGTTTTACAGGTGTGACAAATTGCCCATCAAGGGTTTTGTGTTTGGTTTCTTTGATTACTTTACAGAAAAGAGTAGGTGAATATTTAACCTTTCGATTAATTCTTTCTCCATTCACATATTCTCTAACAAGTAGAGTATTGCCCCAAGGGGTTACATTAGTGTAAAATTGCATTATATAATTATACTCGCTTTAAACAAGTTTTGTCAAGGTTTTTTATATTAATAAGTCTCTTTGATAGACTTCTGAATTTCCGTAGTGTTTATTCAATGTTCCTAGTTTATCTTCGGCATCGGCAAGTTTCACCACTTCTGAATCAACTGCTTGAACTATGTCTGGATGTTCTCCAATACCAGCAGGATTTGTTTGATAAACATTTATGTTCGCTTTCGCAGAAGCAATTTCGGCTTCATACTTTTTTCTTAGTGCATCTATTATCATTTTATTTTTCCTTTTCAATTGTAAATTTAGTAGTAACAATATATTTTCTACTAGGACTTACCATCACATTTAACATTTTCATGGTCTTTCTATTTAATAAAACTTCTGTTCCCATTCTTTCTCTATTATCAAGACCAAACTCCACGCCTTTATAATTTGTTCCAGCAAATTCCATATCAAATTTTACTATGTATCTTTCATCATCTCCACCACCTGTTACCGATATATATGTTCCATAATGTTTTGTTGTAATTGTTTTTCCATGAAGTGTAAATGTAACTCTACCACCAACCACTTTTAAATCTTCAGCGTGTAATACGCTATACTTTGAATTACCTGTATCAAACTTACCAACTAACTCACCAAAAGGTTTTACAGTTAGTGTTTCATAATATCCACATTGATTAGCAATTGAATATCTATTTTTTGATTTTGAAAAATGTTCCACAACCATTTTAACAATATTCTTTTTAGTTGCTTCTTCAATACCTTCTGTTCCTGGCGAATGATTTACCTCTAAAATATATGGTGGTTCACTTTTTGCATTTTTTGATGGTATAAAGTCAACAGCAGTCCAAGAACCATCTATCGCTTTTGAAGCTAAAAGACATTGTTCTATTTCTAAATCTGATAAAGGATACTCTTGAACTTTTGCACCTTGTGAAACATTAGACCTAAAATCTCCCTCTACTACATGTCTTTTCATAGATGCAATAACTTTACCACCTAAAACAAGAACTCTTATATCACCATCAGTTTTTTTATACTCTTGTAATAGTAAATCTATATTTTCATTTTGACTGTATAGTAATTGAACTAAAGATTCTATCTGGCGTTCAGATTCAATGAATAAAACACCAACACCTTTTGAACCTTCTAAAGTTTTCATAATCATTGGATAAGTAGTGTCTAGTTTTTCAACTGCCTCTTTCCAATTTTTCTTATTAGGTATTAACACAGTTTTAGGTTGTGTTAAACCAAAATCTTGTAGTTTAAGATAAGTTCTATATTTGTCAGCTGAAATCTCAACTGTTTCTCTACTGTTAACCATACACACTCCAATTTTTTCTAATTGAGATAGTAGGTCTAGATAACTTTTTTTCAACCTAACAGAACCACGAACAATGGCGACTGTATTTTGTGCATCTATTACAAATCCTTTTTTATCATCAGAGTTATATATTCTCCATTCATTTTCGTAAGATACAATCGCACCTTCAACCTTAACAACATAAACATCATGACCTAATTTTTTTGCTTCATCAGTAACCCTTTGTGCTGTATGAAACATTTTTTCTTTTGTAGGTTCTGCTGAAATTACAAGTATTTTGTAAGGTTGTTCACCTGATTGCTCAGATAGAAATTTTTTGAAGTTTTCCATAATTTATTCAGGTTTCCATTTACCCATTGCTTCTTGCTTACCTTGATAATCTGCAAGTGCAGCTTTGATAGCATCTTCTGCTAAAACTGAACAATGAATTTTTACAGGTGGTAATGCAAGTTCT